ATCCCCTCGAGGATCGGGTCGATGTAATTCGTCTCGACGGCGTACGCGGCGCCGTGACGTGGGCAGTTGTCGGGAAGGTGGTGTTGGCAGAAGTCGCGGCCCGCCGCGGTGCGCGGGGTGAGGAGGCTCACGCTGCCGTTGATGCGAAGGTAGAAGTCCATGTTGAATCTCCTGTCTCTCAAGTTGGGGTCAAGCTCGAACGCCCCGACAATAGCCCGTCCCGCTTGACGGCGCACAGGAACTATGTCACAGTCCGCCCCCGATCGTCAAATCTGTGACTTCCATCACGCCTCGCCGCATGCCGACCCCGCCGCTCAGCAGGTTGTGGTAGGGTCCGCCGATGCCCCGCCCGCACAAGGCGTATCTGCTGTCGCTCGATTACGTGCGCGGCGTCGTCACACGTTACGTGCACCATCGAGGATGGTGGGGCCCGCCTCAGCGCCTGCAGCGCGCCGAGATGCCCGAGGGCGCCCTGAGGCAGGCCGAAGTCACGCCCGCCGCGCTCGAGCACTTCCGCCTTACGGGGAGGACCGAATGATCCCACCCATCGTGCACGCCCCCGGCCCCGTCGGGGACTTCGATCGCAAGGAGCTGCGCCGGCAGCTCACGCAGCTCGCCGACATGATGCAGCGGGGCCACCATTGGCGTGACCGCGGCGACAAAGAGATGCGGTGCGTGCACCGCCAGCTCACCGCTCACGACATTGCGCACCACGTTGATGGCACGGGCTCACCCGTCGGGCTGTGCCCCATCGTGCCCGGTACGAGGGTCACGCGCGTCGCGCTCCTCGACATGGACTCGCACAAGGGCGAGGTGTCGTGGCCCTCGATGGCGCAGCACGCCCTCAACATCGCCGCCGCCGCCGCATCAGTCGGGCTACGCGCTATCCCCTTCCGCTCCTCGGGCGGGAAGGGTATCCACCTCCTCTTCGTGTGGGCCGCGCCGCAAGACGCCTTCACCGTGCGCACGATCCTCGATCGCGTCATCGCCACATGCGGATTTGAGAGCGGCACGGGTGGAGTCAAACACGGCCAGATCGAAATCTATCCCAAGCAGGACGCCGTCCCCGAGGGGCGCTTTGGCTCGATGTTCATCCTGCCCTACAGCGGCAAGAGCTGCGCGCTCGACCCTGAGACAATGGACGCGATCACGATCGCGCACCTCGACCCGAGCGACCCCCTCACCACCCTCGTCAAGCCTGAGCGCGAGCCCGTGGCGCCGAGTGAGCTGCCCGAGTTTCCCCGCATCGAAGACGCAGTGCATGCACTCCCCGAGGAGAACAGCTATGACCACAAGAAGTGGCACGAGATCGCCTGCGCGATCCACGACGGCACGGACGGTTCGGATGAGGGCCGCCAGCTCCTCCTCTGGTACACGGATAACAAGCATCATCACGACAAGCGCGCCCCTGAAGAGCACGTCGATAAGGAGACGTGGCCCTACATTCGCGACGAGCAGCAGGATGCCGGCGAGTCGCGCATCAGCGTCGCGAGCCTCTTCTACCACGCCCGCAAAGCCGGGTGGAAAGACGAGCGCGGCGCAACCGAAGGGTTCGAGGACGTGCCCGCCGAAGATAGTACTGGACCTGACGGCGCCGTTCACCCTGCCGCGGTTCAGGGGTTGGTGGAGCTTGTAAAAGACGGCCCCTACACCGAGTTCGCCGGGGTCGACGATCTCGACATTCTGCCCCCCGAGCCTCGAGCCTGGGTGATCGAGAATTGGTTCGCGCTCGGGGTGGTGCACATGCTGTTCTCGCGCGGCGGCATGGGTAAGACGCTGCTCGCGCTGATGCTCCTGCAGGCCGTCGCCCTGGGCCGCACGTGGCTCGGGTTGCCCACCAAGCGGGGGAAGGTGCTCGGCTTCTTCTGCGAAGAGAGCGAGAACGATCTTCGCATGCGCTTGAGGATCATCGTCGCGCGCGAGAACGCAATGGACCTGCCGACCTTCGGCGGGCAGCTCCTGATGCAGGGGCGCCTGGGCCTGGACAACGTCCTGGTGTCCTTCAACAACGAGCGCAAGCTCCTCGTGAGCAGCTTCTACCGGCGCATGGTCGCCACCATCAAGGCCGAGCGCCCCTCGGTGGTGGTGCTCGACAACGTCGCCCAGCTCTTCGGTGGGCAGGAGAACGACCGGGCCCAGGTCACGCAATTCGTGAACCGCCTCGCGCGCGTCGCCCGGGAGGAGGACTGCGCCATCATCCTCCTAGGTCACACGGCCAAGGCGGGGGACAGCGGTTTTTCGGGGTCAACCGCGTGGGAGAACGTCTCGCGAGTCCGCCTCTTGCTGGAGCGCGATTCGGACGACGACGGCGCGAGCGTGCTCTCGATCCAGAAGTCGAACATCGGGCCCCGCACGAAGCTGCAGCTCCAATACCAGGAGGGAGCGTTCACGGTGGTCGCCACGGGCACCACGAGCACGAGCGCGAGCGGACTGCTGGCCCACGTGCTCGGCGAGCTGCAGGCCGCCCAGGACCGCGGAGAGTGGCTCGGCGGCCACCACTCCTCGACCTTCTACCTGCCGACCACACTCAGCTCGACCGAGCGCGGCGGGGGCTATTCGGTCGACCAGTTGAAGAGCGCCACCCGCACCCTGATCGAAATGCGGCTCGTGGACGACCAGTATGTCTACGTTCCCGACAACGGCCACGGCAAAGAGAAACGAGGGCTGCGGCTGCTGCAACCCCAGGTTAGCCAGTGGCTCGCCGGCAAGTCCATCGCGGGGAGGGATGCCGATGATCTCGCGTGATTTTAAAGCTAATCAACGACTTGCGTCTAAGCCGTTGGGTGGAAAGGATTTCACGATTTCACTTAAAGCGAATCGCGGCGTCCTGGATGGCGTCAAGTGGGGTGCGGCCCCCCTCACCCCCCACAAAAGTTGTGGGGTAGAAGTTGTGGGGGGCTGTGGGGTAAAGCAGTTCACCCCACACACACCCCCCTGTAAGGGGGTGTGGGGTGTGGGGTACGGTGTGGGGTGTGGGGTAACTTCCCCGACCGGATTCAAGCCGGAGCAGTGCGGGAGCTTCGACCCGGCCGAGCCGGGGTTGAACCGCGGGCCGGTGCCGGCCCTGGATTGGTTCGAGGTGCCGGCGACTTGGCTCGATCCGCTTCGGTTGCTCAAGGGCTGCCGGCTGCAGCCGCCGAGGCGCCGGCCCGGCGGACGGACGGCCAGCCGGATCTCGAAGCTCACGGCGGGCCCTCCGCTGTGGTAGCATCCCCAACAGGTGGTGGACAATGAGTGACGTAGGCACCCCGCTGGACAACCCGCAGCACGAGTCCTTTGCGCTCGTGTTTGTGTCGGTCTTCGGCAACGCGGCCGAGGCCGCTCGACGCGCGGGTTACCCGGTGGACTCGGCTCGGCAGCGCGGCCACGATCTGCTGCAACGCGCCGAGGTGCTCGACCGCATCGAAGAGCTGGCCGCGCACCGCTTCGCCACCGCGAAGATCGACGCGAGCACCGTGCTCGCTGAGATGGTGCGCGTTGCGCTCTGCAATCCGAAGGACGCGTTCAACAGCGATGACACGCTCAAATCCATTCACGACATCCCCGACGACGTAGCGCGTGCGATCAGCAGCATCAAGGTCGAGGAGTTGTTCGAGGGCCACGGCCCGGCGCGTAAGCAAGTCGGCTGGACCAAAGAGATCAAGTTCTGGACGAAGACCGGCGGCCTGGAGATGCTCGCGCGCACGCTCGCCATGTTCAAGGACTCGCTCACCGTGAAGGACGAGCGCGACCAGATCGACGAGAACATGCGCGCTGCGCGCGTCGCCGCGCTCGTCGAACTCGCGGCCCGGCGCAAGGCCAGTGGATCGGACCTCGCGTAATGGCGATCTACGGCACGCGCACCGCTGAAGCGATCGTGTACGCGAAGGATTCGTGCGCGCGCCGCGAGCGGGATATCGTGGTGTGGCGCATGGACGATCGCGTCGGCGTCACCAGCGACCTTCCTGAAGGCGCGATCCTGATCGGCACCGCGCGCTTCGCGGGCCGGGGCGTGTTGTGGGAGCCAGCCGCGTGACGTGGTACATCTGTCGCGCGCGCGTGTGCGCGCTGCTCTTCTTGCTGCTCATTGCACTCACGCTCAACAACTCGGTCGAGGTGGACGATGAAGTGGATTGACGCAGTAGTGGCAATCGCGCTCGTGGTCATGGCCGTGTGCACCGTGGTGCAGACGATGCGCGCGCCGTCGATGAAGGTGAGCGAGTGGCGGGAGCCCGACTCCCCGGGCGCCGCCGAGTACCAGCAGCGGCTCGTGCGCATCGAGCGCGCGAAGCAGGAGCAGTGCCTTGCGCTCAACGTGTACCACGAGGCGCGAGGCGAGCCCGAGGCGGGCAAGCGCGCGGTGGCCGAGGTGACGCTCGCGCGCGTCGCGGAGCGCAGCACCAGCATCTGCCGCGAGGTGTACCGCCCCGCGCAGTTCTCGTGGACCGCCACTCCGACTCGTGCGCACGGCCCCGCGTGGCGCGATGCGCAGCGAGTGGCGGCCGCGGTGCTGTTCGATGAAATGCGCGGCGCGTGCTGCGAGCACGCGAAGGGCGCAACGTACTATCACGCCAACTCCGTGCGGCCCGGCTGGGCCCGCACGATGGAGCGCGTGGCCACGATCGGCAACCACCATTTCTACAGGAGAGCACGATGGACGAGCTAGACAGAATCATCCGTGGCGGCGGCTTGGGCGGCGGCAAGCAGCGCACGTGCTGCCGCGGCCAGTGCACGATGCTGTGCCACGAAGATCTGAGCGTCGCGATGCAAGGCGCGGGGCAGGGCGCGGGGCAGGGCGCGGGGCAGGGCGCGGGGCAGGGCGCGGGGCAGGGCGACGGCGCGATGGGCGACAGCGCGAAGGAATTGCAGGTCTTCGGCACGTCGTCGACGCCTCCGTATCCTCCCCCGTACCAGCCGACCACAGCTACCGCGAGCGCATCGCGGGGCGCGAGCGTGCTCGATGAGAACACGCGCAAGGTGCTCATCGAGTGCAAGCGTTTCGCTCCCGCGCACCTGCGCAAGGAGATCGCGCGGATCATGGGAGACGCACCGTGAGCGCCGTCGGTAAACCGTGGACTCCGGGCGGGCCCACGTACACCCCGCCGACTGACGGCGCGGTGCAGGGCTACGGCTATGCGAAGCGTGTGCCGCGCGTCGTGCGCTATGTCGGTGAGCTGCCGAGCACCGGGCGATGGATCATGCACCTGATCCCGGCCAGCGCCTCGCGCGACGCCATCGTGCTCACCGATATGACGGGGCTGCATCAACCTCGCGTCGTGAAGGACGGCGAGCTGACCATCCTCCTACCCGAGGTGACGCGTACATGACGCGGCCCACCCTCACGCTAGTCACGCCGGCCAAGGCGCTGGCGTGGCTGCGTGCGGGCGACTTCCGCCTCTTGGATGCCGCGGCCTTGCTGGATATCATCGCCGGCAAGCCGCGCGTCGTAGTGGTGCACCATGCTGACCGCGAAAGAAGCGCGTAGCCTCTGTACGTTCCTCACCTCGGGGGAGCGGCAGGAGCTGGATCACCTGCTCGCGCTCGACATCAAGGACGTGTTCTGGCGCCCGCTGCCCGGCCCGCAGCAGTTGGCGTATGAGTCCGAGGCTGATGTAATCGGCTACGGCGGCGGCGCGGGCGGAGGCAAGACCGACCTCGCGATCGGCAAAGCGCTCATGAAACATGCGCGTATTGCTTACTTTCGGGTGGAGAGCACGGAGCTTGAGGCGGTGTACGACCGGCTGGAGGAGATCCTCGGCAACCGCGACGGCTTCGGCGGGCGACCGCCCATCTGGCGCAACGCGGGCCCGCGGCGCGTGAAGATCGACTTCGGCTCGGTGCCCAACCCCGGCGACGAGCGCAAGCACCGAGGCCGGCCCAAGGACTTGCTCGTGATCGACGAGGCGGGCGAGTTCACCGAGGCGCCCGTGCGCTTCCTGATGGGCTGGATCAGGTCGGTCGATCCGATGCAGGTGAAGCAGTGTCTGCTGTGTTTCAACCCGCCGACGCGCGCCGAGTGCCGGTGGATCATCAAGTTCTTTGCGCCGTGGATCGACGTGACGTACAAGGGCAAGCGCGCGATGCCCGGTGAGCTGCGCTACTTCGCGCGGCATAAAGGCGCGGACGACGAGCACGAGGTGGAAAGCCTCGCGCAGTACATGCACAATGGCGAGCTGGTGATCCCGCAGTCGCGGACGTTCATCCCCGCGCTCGTCGAGGATAACCCCTTCCTCTATGGGACGAATTACATGGCCGTGCTCCAAGCACTACCCGAGCCGCTGCGCTCGCAGATGCTCTACGGTGATATGAGCGCCGGGATCGAGGACGATCGCTGGCAGGTGATCCCGAGCGCGTGGGTGCGCGCCGCGATGGACAGGTGGAAGAAGCCCGAGGGCCGCTACTCGCCAATGGACTCGATTGGCGCCGACCCGGCGCGCGGTGGGAAGGACAACACCGTGCTCGCGCGGCGCCACGCGCTGTGGTTCGACGAGCTACTCGTGTACGCCGGCAAGGACACGCCCGACGGGCAGACCGTGATGGCGATGATCGTGGCGAACGTGCGCGACCGGGCGGTGATCCATATCGACGTGGACGGCATCGGCGCATCACCCTACGACCTGCTGAACGAGGCGGGCTTCCAGGTCGTCGGCTTGAAGAACGCCACGAGCACGCCGGGTCAGACCGACACGAGCGGCATGCTCACGTTCAAGAACTTGCGCTCGATGCTGTGGTGGCGCGCGCGTGAGTGCCTCGATCCGCGCAACAACACCGGCATCGCGCTCCCGCCCGACATGGAGCTGCTCGAAGAGCTGTGCATGCCGCGATGGATGCTGCGCGGCAAGGACATCCTCGTCGAGTCGCGCGAAGACCTGCTCGATCCCAAGCGCCTCGGCAAGTCGCCGGACCGCGCGAGCGCCGTCATCTACGCGCTCGTCGAGACGCCGAAGCTGCGCTCGATCACGGCGCTGCAGCGTGAGGTTGAGCGCCAGAAGCGGGGGGAGTACGACCCGCTCAATCCGAAGTTCCACCGATGAGCTGGCACGTTCGCTCCGCCACGACCGACGACGCGCAGTGGCTCGTCGAGAGCACGGGTCGCATGGCACGCGAGCCGCTCTGGCACACGGACGCGCGGCTGCTCCCCGAAGATCCCAACTATTGCGGCGTGCTGTGGCTTGACGCGATCGCGCATCACCTCGTGCTCGTGGTCGAGCGCGAAGGCGAGCGGTGCGGCATGCTCCTCGGGTACCTGCAGCCCCACCCATTCAACGGCCGGCCGAGCGCGTGCACCGGCCTGTGGTATGTGGCGCCCGAGCAGCGGCACACGCGCGCGGGGCTGCTGCTCCTGCAGGCGTACACCGACTGGTGCCGCGCGAACGTGGACTACTTCGTCTTCACGATGCACCAGCCCGGCAACGCGGGGCACGACACGATGCGGCGCCTGGGCTACCACGACAATCCCGAGCGGGTTTACGGACAGTGGGGGAAGCGCGCGGACGTAAGAGCGCAGACCTGATAACCTCCGCGCCGTGATTCAATTCCGCCGTGAACGCGTCCACAATGTGTGGGCCGATCTCATGCCGCTGCTCGCGGAGCATTGGCTCGAGGTGGCTCACTACTTGGACATTCCGCTGGACGTGGATCAAGAGGCATACGAGCAGATTGAGGATGCCGGCGCGTTGCGCGTGTTCACCGCGCGCGACGCGGCAGGCGTGATGTTCGGGTACGCGGTGTACTTCGTGCGGTCCAATCTCCACTACCGGAGATCGAAGCAGGCCGTGCAGGACGTGCTCTACGTGGACCCCGAGCATCGCGGCGGGCTCGGCATTCGCATGCTCAAGTGGAATCACGAACAACTGCGAGCCGAGGGTGTGCAGGTCGTGTATCAGCACGTCAAACGCAAGCCCGGCTTGAACTTCGGCCCGCTTCTTAAGCGTCTTGGCTACGAAGCGATCGACGACATCTACGGATTGAGGCTCGACTAGCATGGGCATTTCCGCCGCCGTCTCCATCGCAAGTGCTGTGGTCGCCGCAGGCACGGCCATCTACAGCGCGGAAGCACAAAACCGGGCGCAGGTCGCCGCTGCCGTGCGGCAGAACAAGATGATCGAGCAGCAGAATCAGAGCGCCGCCGACGCACAGAAGGCCGCCAACGCCACGCTCGCCGCGAAGAACGCCGCCGACTCCGCGGCTAGCGTGGAGGGCGCCACCGCCGACGCGGCGCGCCGCACGGCGCTCGCGAGCGAGGCGGAGAAGAACGACGCGAGCGGCACGCTTCTCAGCGGCAGCTCGGGGATCACCAACTCACTACTGCAGCGCGGTCGCGGCAGAGCGACCGCCGGCTAACCTCGGAGGCATCATGCGCTTCATCGCAGCTCTCATCTTCAGCGCGCTCGCGCTCTTCACGCCCGCGCCGCGCGTCGGCGCCGGCAGTGCTCGCGCGGGCGTGTTCGCGAAGCGCAAGGCGCCGCCGCCCCCGCCCCCGCCGCCCATCCCGCCCGCCCCGCAGTTCGAGACGCAGGCCTCGTACACGGGCAAGGTCGGCGGCGGTGCCGGTGCGCAGACCGGAATGCGTGGAGGCGGCGGCGCCGCCCCGAGCAACCTGGGGCTCGTCGGGGACATCGCCGCAGCCATGTCGCAGGTCGGCAAGGGCAAGACCCTCGGGGGCTAACGTGGCGCACGAGCATTACGGGAACCGCCGCGTCTCCAAAGCGGAGCGTCGCAAGAACAAGGCCAAGCACACCGGCACCGAGCGGCGCAAGGGCAGCGATCGCCGCATGTACGGCAAGTCCGACCACAAGGGGTAACCCGTGGCCGAGTACAGCGGGAGCTACGACTCGGGGCCGCTCACGCTGCGGCAGCGAGTCTTGAAGCGCAAGAGCGCGCTCTACACCGATCGCTCGGGGTGGGACGCGCGCTGGCGCATGATCAGCGACAACCTGCTGCCGTTCAGCGGGCGCTTCGTCGCCTCCGATCGCAACAAGGGCACGCGGAGCTTCAACAACATCATCGACGCCGAAGCGACGAAGGCGCTGCGCATCCTCGCCGCCGGCATGATGAGCGGCATGACGAGCCCGGCCCGGCCGTGGTTTCGCCTCGCCACCCCCGACCCGAAGAAGATGGAGAACGAATCGGTGCAGTGGTGGCTCGCCGACGTGGCGCAGCTCATGCGCGACGTGTTCCACGCCTCGAACACCTACCGCTCGCTGCACACGATCTACGAGGAGCTGGGTGCGTTCGGCACGGCCATCGACATCATCGAGCCCGACTTCGACTCCGTCATCTGGCACACCCCGCTCACCATCGGCGAGTACGCGATGGCGACGAATCACAAGGGGCAGGTCAACTCGCTCGTGCGCGAGTACGAGATGACGGTCGAGCAGATCGTGGAGGAGTTCGTGGCCGGAGCGATGCTCGACGGCAAGCCCAACTGGAGCGCCGTGGGGCAGACGATCAAGAACATGTGGGACTCGCACAACTACGACAAGCCCGTGACGGTGATCCACCTGATCGAGCCGCGCCGCATGCACGAGCGCGACCTGTCCGCCGGCTACAAGAAGCGCCTCCCGAAGAACATGGCCTTCAAGTCGTGCTACATCGAGGCCGGCGCGGAGAACGATCAGCACGTGCTGCGCGAGTCGGGGTTCAAAGAGTTCCCCGCGCTCGGCGTGCGCTGGCACACGCGGGGCGGCGACGTGTACGGCGTCGGCCCCGGGATGGAGGCGCTCGGCGCGATCCAGCAGCTCCAGCAGGAGCAGTTCAGGAAGGCGCAGGGCATCGACTACCAGACCCGGCCGCCGATCGCGATGCCGGGCGAGCTGAAGGGGCGTGAGCTGGACACACTGCCCGGAGGTGTCAACTACTTCAGCATCTCGAACCCGGCCGCCAAGGCGCACAACCTGTTCGACGTGCGTATCGACCTGTCGCATCTGCTCAACTCGATCGAGGACGTGCGCGCACAGATCAATTCGCACTTCTACGCGGATCTCTTCCTGATGATCTCGCAGGACAACCGCGCGACGCCGGCCACCGCAACCGAGGTTGCCGAGCGTCACGAGGAGAAGCTGCTGATGCTCGGGCCGGTGTTGGAGCGGTTGCACGATGAGCTGCTCTCGCCGCTGATCGACATTACTTTCACGCGGCTGCTCGAAGGCGGCGCGTTGCCACCCCCGCCGCCGGATCTCGAGGGACAAGAGCTGAAG